TGATGCTGAGGGTAGAAGATTCATACGTGTAAAGGGAGTAAGATGGTATACCAATCTTCCAACGCCAAAGAGAAGCGAACATCTTATACTTTACAAGACATACAATCCGGAGACATATCCGAAGTATGATAACTACAACGGTATAAACGTAGATAAGACTACTGAGATACCTATGGACTACGATGGTTATATGGGAGTACCAATTACGTTTTTGGATAAGTATTGTCCAGACCAATTCGACATCATCAAATTCCGCAAGGGTGATGATGACAAGGATTTATGTGTAAACGGTAAATGTCCATATTTCAGAATTATAATAAAGAAGAAGAGAATATGAAGATAGAACTACAATATGTAACCATTCGTGAACTGTGCGAGGGCTACACAGACAATAAGGAAGGTGGTGTATTCGCCTATGGTGGCAAGTTGAATGTACGTCCACCTTATCAGAGGGAATTTGTGTACAGCGATGCGAAAAGAGACGCTGTGATTGATACTGTGTTCCAGGGTTTCCCATTGAACATCATGTACTGGGCAAAGAATGCGGATGGTACATTTGAGATAATTGACGGACAGCAGCGTACCGTATCTATCTGTCAGTATGTATCTGGTGAGAATCCATTTGAAATGAGATTCTTCCACAATCTGCAAAAGGATGAGATTGACAGGTTCCTTGACTACAAGCTTACCGTATATATGTGTGAGGGAGATGCGTCAGAAAAACTCAAATGGTTTGAACGTATCAATATCGCAGGAATGGAGCTGACAAAGCAGGAACTGAGAAACGCTGTATATAGCGGTCCTTGGGTGACCGATGCAAAGAGGTATTTTTCCAAGACTGGTTGTCCTGCTCAGATGCAGGCTAGCGATTACCTCAAAGGTTCAGCGATCCGACAGGAATACCTGGAAACAGCAATCACCTGGAAGAGTAAGAAGAACATAGATATATACATGGCAAAACACCAGAACGATGCAAATGCCAATAATCTATGGTTATACTTTGTATCTGTTATCAACTGGGTTGAAGCAACATTCAAGAAGAAGACCAGGTATATGAAAGGTATTGACTGGGGTACTCTATATGAAAAGTACAAGGGTCAGATCTTTGATGCCGATGCTCTGGATAAAGAGATCAAGAAACTTCTCCTTGATGATGATGTTACCAACAAGGCCGGCATATATTATTATGTATTGACAAGGGATGAGAAGTACCTTAACATCCGAGCTTTTTCGGAAGCCCAGAAGATCAAGACATACACAGCACAGGATGGTATATGTCCGATCTGCCATGAGAAGTTTGACATAAGCTTTATGGAAGCTGATCATATCACACCTTGGAGCCAGGGCGGTAAAACAAGCGATGACAACTGTCAGATGCTCTGTCGTGACTGCAACAGGAGAAAATCTAACAAATAGTATTGTACATTTAAAAAATGTGCTTATATTTGCAGCCGTAAACGGAAAAAAGGTATTACAATATACACCCAGGGTCCAGGGTTCGAGCCCCTGGGGGAGCACCAGAAAGCCTTACAATTCCGTTGTAAGGCTTTTTTTATTGCTATACCGCCAACATTAAGACTGTCGATCCCTACCAACTTGTAGCCCAGTCTGGCAGATGTAGCCCATTTTTCCGTAATGTTTAACCTCCAAACCAAAACATTACGATGAGAGCAACTTACGCTGTCCGCTTTTACTGTCGTGAAAGCAAAGCCAACAAACAGGGATTCGCACCTGTTGAACTGTCCATTATCATTAACCAGCAACGCTGTATCCTTAATCTTCCACGTAAGGAGAAACCCGTGGTATTCAATAACTTAACCTCACAGAGAAAGGATAATGAGTTAAAGCAGTACCTTGATACCGTCAGAAGAAAACTCTACCAGATTCAGTCGGAAATGCTCGAAAACGACATTCCTCTTACTGTAAATACATTAAGAGACTACTGGAAGACCGGAGGAGTAAAGACCTACACATTCCAGACCCTTTTCGATGATTTTGTAGCCCATTTGAAGACCACAAATGTAGCCCAATGTACAGTACGTAAGTATCAGATAGTTATGGGTTTATGGGGAGAAAGATACGGCCACACAAAGGAAATAAACTGGGCTACAAATGCTATATGTAGAGAGTTCTACTGCCACCTCCAATCAAGATACGAGCAGTCCACAGTAAGCGGTATGGCCACCAAGATTAAAACAATCTTCCAGTATGCCATCAATTCCGGCAAACTCAAAGTAAATCCCTGGAACGGTATAAAGATAGATAAGGGCGAGAAGGAAGTAGAATTCTTGACCGAGGCTGAGATACAGAAGATAATCAAGACCCAGATGCCTACACCATGCCTTGACAGAGTAAAGGATTTATTCCTATGGCAGACAGGAACAGGACAGGCATATGTTGATATGGCAAACCTTCAACCGGAAGATGTACAGTACACAGAGGACAATACTCCGTACATATGTAAGAAACGCCAGAAGACAGACCAGGAATACACCACGATCGTACTCCCTTTTGCTCATAACGTATGGACAAAATATAACGGTAATCTTCCGGTAATAACCAACCAGAGATACAACATATACCTTAAAGCGGTACAGTCAATATGCGGTATAAAGAAATCGCTCCACAGTCACCTTGCAAGACATTCATTCGCTTGCCTGGCATTGAATAAGGGAATCAGAATAGAGGTCGTGGCAAAAGCCCTAGGACATTCGGCAAGTAACTTACGTATGACCCAACATTACGCAAAGCTGATGAAGACCACCACAGTAACGGAATTATCCCAGATGCTTTAAAAGCATAACTTTAATACCCCATCAAACTAACAGTTTGGTGGGTTTTTTATTGAAAAAAGTTAAAAAAAGTTACACAGGGGTCTTGACTTTTTGGGTATAAAACCGTATATTATGTATATAATTTGATATTCTGATAATTTTCTTGGTCGATTCTCGACGTTTTCAATTTTCCCAGATATTTATTCATAGGATTAAGGGGAACTGATCCTCCCCACCAACAATAATAGCCCTATACAGGGACGGTTAAACAGCACACCGAGGAAGTTGCTCATAACTTAAAATGCAAGAACTCAATCAAAGCGAACAGTTCCACGATGACACAAACGACAGAGATTTGGTAATCAAGTACGTGTTACCGAATATCATTACAGACTACGTACAATCTTTCCCAGTAACGGCAGACGATTATTACCCTATTGACATCTTCACATTGTCACGCAAATGCCCTACAAGAGCGATTCCGGTACAGGTAAAATCTCGCCCTACCTACTCAATCACATCATTTCCTACAACAGCAATAGACAGGACAGCCTATGACGATTTGAAAGACTATGGGCTGCTGGTAATACTATACCCCAAGGACAGGAAGATACTGGTATTCAATGACCGAGAAATGAATAAAGCCTACGTCACCACAAGACCATTCAATAAGGTAAAATCACACAGTCAGAGGAATAACCAATGGTATTACGAACAGGCAAAGGAACTCACCGAATTGGATATAAATAAGGGTAGAATCTATACCTACGAGCAATTTGCTATCCCGGCATAATAATCCCAACCAAGTAATATATATAGTATGACGAACAATGAATTAACTAAGTATGGGATTGTTGAGATACTGGCAAAGGAAAAGAAGGTCGAGAAGTTCATACAGAATACGGCAAAGACATCGGCACCAGAACTGGATGACCTGGCACAGGATATCTACCTTATTCTCCTCGATATGGAGGAAGAGAAGCTGATCCAACTATATAATGACAAGCAACTCGACTACTGGATCGCCAGGATAATCCTCAACCAGTATTTCAGCAATACATCACCATTTTTCACGAAATACAAAAAATTCAGCCACCTATCAGATCAAATAAGTAAAGATATAAGAAACAGAGCAGAGAAAACAGAATGGATGCAAGAGAGGTCAAGGAAAGAGTATTTAGATTAAAATCTGAGTATCAAATAGTTATGCCGGATATATGGGACGAGGAGACAACGGGAAAGGCAGCTTTGATAGCTCTGAACGAACTGGATATGGCAGACAGGACGCTTATGATGCTCTACACCGATTTACAGAGTTACAGGAAACTGGGTAAGCTTCTGAACATAAGCCACGTGGCGATAAAGCTGGAAATAGACAGAATAAGGGAACAGATAATGGATAGGATGGAGGTATTGAAGGAATGCTTATAGAATTGATTTTGATAGCCCTATTCTGGGTTCTTGTGATTGATATAGCACAGTTCCCCACAGAGATCAAAAGGGTTTTATTTCGATGGTTAAAGGGCAAACAGGAATATGTTGATTATTCCCTTAAACCCTTTGACTGCTCCCTATGTATGACGTGGTGGACTGGCTTTATTTACATACTGGTAACCGGATGGAACTTTACCTGGGTGGTAGTCTGTCTTGGTATTGCCTGCTTCACACCAATAATAAAGGACATCATACTTCTGACCAGGGATTTCCTTGGATGGATTATAGACCGGGCCTACAATATATTTCAGTAAAAAGATATGTACACATTAACAGAACAAGACATAAAGTTTTTGGATGATATTGCCGGCAGAATCGAGACAGCGACAAAACACGACTATGCCCGTAATATGCAGACAAGCCAGGTGGAATATTTGAAGGTCTTGTACAAGAAGATGTACGGGACTGAATATGTAGGATCTTCAAGCTGTTCAACTTGCCAGTTAAGGCTATTGAAGAAGGTAGGCGAATGGCTTGAAAAGAGGAAAGTCCACGAGGAACTTGAACCTGTATTGATAATCAACGAGTTAGAAGAACAGGCTACAAATAAGGATAAAAAGAAGACTGGGAGGAAAAAGAAATGACACCAAAGTTATTTGAAGAATGGGATGAGGAGGTAATAATCAGTTACCTCAAATCTGAGATATTCTTACGAGGAAGATTTAAGAACAGCAACGCTAATAAGAAATGGTGTGATGAAGGACTGGCTATAAGACGTATGTTTGTCCTTGACCTGTTCAAGAGGGGAATGAGCATACCAGCTGTGAAGCATTATATACAAGAGAAGCTAGGTGTAAAGAAGGAAGCAGCCAGACGTTATGTACTGGATGCCCTGGACTATCTTGTGGATGATAACGAACAGAGCGTTGAACATTACCGTGCTATTGCACGTACAAGGCTGGAAGGTATGATCGAGACCTGTCTTGCCACAAATAATATGAAGTCTGCCCTAGGTGCATCTGATCAGCTTAACAAGATCAATGGCTTGTACACAGAGAAGCACGAGATAAAGGGGGATGCTGTAATATCGTTTGAATTTGGCCAGGACAGTTAAATACAGAGGGTACACACCAAGAGCACATCAAAAGGCTGTAAATGATGCTGTTATAGGTAAGAAGGGGGTTGTGGTGACCGTGAAAAGCAGGAGACAATCCGGAAAGAGTTTCATGTCCCTCAACCTTCTACTATATTATGCCATCAATATACCCAGAAGCAAGAACGCCCTTGTAAGTATCACCCTGGCACAGTCACGTAAGGTATTCAAGGAACTGGTGGATGCTGTTGAAAGCAGCAAGATCATAAAGAAGAAGAACGAACAGACCCTGGAAATCCAGCTGATTAACGGAAGCATGATATTCTTCAAATCATCTGAACAGGGAACGGAAGCGTTGCGTGGATATACCATAACCGGAATACTGGTGCTCGATGAAGCGTCCTTCTTGTCGGAGGATATACTGGAAGCGGTACTGCCGTGGACTAACGTACATAAGCCACCTATCCTTATTGTCAGTACACCAAAGTTCAAGAACTGTTTCTTCTACCGTTACTTTATGAAAGGGTACGAGGGTAATCCAAAGTACGTCAGCATTGACTGGAACGACTATGATTTGTCGGAGTTTCTGGACGATGAGACCCTGCAAGAATACCAGAGGATGCTGCCAAAAAACCAGTTCAAGACAGAGTATCTTGGCGAGTTTCTTGACGATGATGGCGTGGTATTCGAGAACTTCAAGAACTGTATAAAAGCCCCTACAACGACAAAGGGTAAAAGGTATGTGGGTATTGACTGGTCAACAGGACAGGGACAGGACTACACCAGTATCACGATGCTTAACGAACTGTGCGAGGAAACGGAATGGTATAGTTTCAATAATCTTAACACCACCCAGACCATAGAAAGGATAACTGAAATCTTGAAAGGGGTTGATGTGGAACTCGTACTCTGTGAATCCAATTCTATCGGAACGCCTATGACTGAATTACTTACGCAGGCTAATCCAAAGATGAGAATTGAGTCGGCTACAACTACGAACACAAGTAAGGCACAGATGGTATCGGCATTACAGGTAAGGCTGGAAAAGGGAACGATTACGCTGCTGGATGAACCACGACAGACAGCCGAAATATCCGCATACGAAGCGGTTTATAACCCGAAGACGAAGAACGTTACATATAACGCCCCAACGGGATTGCACGATGACAGCGTGATAAGTCTGATGTTGGCTTTAAAGGCGTTTGAACAAGGAAATAAGAAAGGAAAATATTATGTGCGATGATTGAATCATATGATAAGTTACCATTGTGTAAATGGTTTGAAATCAGCGAAATCCTGGTATCTGAGGATGCTGATATTGACAAGCAGATAGATATGATCTGTGTGCTTGGTGACTATGAGAGGGATTATGTAGAGGGGTTGAAGATAGATGACTATTCAAAGCTTGTACAGAAGACAAAGTTCATACTTGAACAACCTAAGACAGGACTGCCGGAGAAAACATATACCCTGGGTGAATTCAAGCTGGAACCTATGCTTAATGCCAAGGATATGAATGTGGCACAATATACTGACTATTCCACATACCTTCAACTGAATGATATACAGGAAAGGATGGTAGGTCTTATATCTGTCTTTCTCATTCCCAAAGGCAAGAAGTATAACGATGGATATTCAATAGAGAAGGTAAAGGAACTGATACTTACCGAACTGACTGTCGATAAGGCTATGAGTCTGTCTGCTTTTTTTTTGGATTATACAAAGGCCTGGTTAAAGGGTATGCAAACCTGTTTGGCCAAGAGGTTGAGGAAGATGAAGCTGACGAAGGAACAGAGGGAGGAGATGGAGAAGGCTCTGGCGGATTTGGAAGTCGCTGGGGATATGTTGCGATGATCGATCGTGTGTCTGAGGCTATGAAGTTGAACTGGCATGAGGTTATGGATCTGAATGTCTATGAATACCTCAATGTGCTCAGTTATCTACGTGACAAGGCTGAGGATGAGAAAAGAAGACTGGAACAATTTAGGAGGAAACATTAATGGAGTTAAAACATTTAGAAGAGGTATTGAACAGATATGGCCAGGCTTTGGCTTCCGAGTATTCGATGTTGGCACCCAAAGGAGCAAATCATAAACTTGCTGATGTGACATTCGGTATTGAACATAAGGGAGTCACATATACCGTATACCTTAATTTGCAGAAGTACTGGAAGTACGTTGAATACGGGCGTAAACCAGGCAAGAGACCACCTATGGAAGCAATACTGGAATGGATAAGACTGAAACCGGTAATACCGAGGGAAAAGAATGGTGTGAAGCCTACCAACGAGCAACTGGCGTTCCTTATATCAAGGTCAATAGGTAAGAATGGTACGGTAGGTCAGCACCCTTTGGAACTGGCCAACAACAAGGTTTATGATCAGATGCTGGAAAGCGTCAAGAATGCCTTTTTAGAGGACATAGGGGAAGATATAGACCAGGTATGGTCTCTTGTGTATCGTACCTAACTTGTGACCGGAAACGCCTAAATAATTGATTTGCAGGGTGACGTTCGAGTTCCCTGCAAACTATTTCTATAAAATACATAAAATGAGAAGCAGTATAAACTTATTCGCAAGCGTTATCGCTGGTTATAAGGCAGCGACCATAGTATATAAACTGGATGATACTGTCACGCTCTATTCAATAGATGCGGACGGACTTCAATATGATTATGATGGTACTGCCGGTACGCTTACCATCGATATCCCTGTTGAAACATCCGATACGTCATATTACATTACCTTTGAGTACTTGAAGGGAAACGAGCTCCTACCAAGCCAGATTGGGATAGCGAGAAGGAATGATCTCCCTTATAAGAACGGTACCTGTCTGCTCAATAACTATACGAGCGACTATCCATCCAGCAACATACTCTATTATCTTTCATATGCCAATACCACCTATAAGGTTGATGATTACGCTTTACAGGCTAACGGGGAATATGCGAAGATAACTTACAGCGATGGTGTCGTTGAGGTTATGTGTGACGCTGACGTAAGCTTTGCAGGATATGGCAAGCATACATTCTATATAGACAACCAGACATATGATTTCTTCTACTGTAAGGAATACAATACCTGGCTGGTGAAACCTTCTTCTTATATAGGTATAGACAAATTTGATGCGTTTGGTACTCCTTGGATACCTGTATATAATGATACTGAGGCTACCCTTACTTTCAGTAACGTCGACTATTCGACTGATTACACAGCTTCAAAGACTCTATACAACTATATAATAAATGAACATGAGAAAATCATCACACGTGAGGTCTGTCCTTCAAGCGTATACTACGTCAACAAGTCTGGAAGCAATCTCAATTTCAATATAAATTTGGAATACCTGGTTGATCAGTCCTGCAAGATATACCATTTCTATTATGATACATCCGGCAATCTATGTAGCTGGCTCATTCCTATCACAGCTGTAAACAGAATCAAGATAGAGAGTCCTACATTATCTCTGTCCAAGGCATACTATGAACCGGCATACTGTGACCCTGTTGAGACCATCAACTATAAGGGAAGAATTGACAGAAGCACAAATAACGTGATAAGGTTCAATGTCACCTATTATATAAGCAACAACGCTGATACATATAATATACCTGTCGATATATCTACTTGCAGGGCGTATAGTATGTCTTCATACTTTGACAATCCTACGCTTGTAAGCTATACCAGCACAAAGGGAATTGACTACACCAGATTCAATACTGTATGGGACTGGAACATAGTACCTACATTCAACGAAGACATTACTACTGTAAGGTTTGTCATACAGAATACAGGTACATATATGAACTCCAACTATGCATATGGAAGACCACCATACGGAGAAGCTTGGGTTGACTTTGATCTTGATGGAGCAGGTTTTTCTGTAAGTTTTCCGGATGAGCTAGAAGAAGAGACTGATGGCAGGATCGTGATTACCTATCCTACCGGAAACCAACTTTCATTCGATGCTCCGGAGGATGTGATAATAACGATAGACAACGAGACAGATAATGGTGACGGTACGACTACTGCTGTCGGTACCGTTAGGGTCAATTCCGAGAATACAGGTTCCGAGGTGTCGATTACTGTAAGCGATGGAACCAGCACAATAACCAGGACAATAACTATTTTAGAAAAAGAAGAGCCTATGGCTGCACCAACGATTTCAATTAACAAATACGCTGACTTGGCATTCCCACAGGAAGGAGGTACAAAGTATATCACCATTACCTATGGTAATTCCGGTGTGGCATTCCTTAATACTCCATATTCGACAGAATACGGGGTGACTATTACACCACAGACAACTACCGAGATTGATAACGGAGTTGAGATTTACTACGCCATATATGTGCCTAAGACAACAAGCCAGAGGACTATTCCTTTGATATTCAGCTGTTCAAATGCACAGGGTACGAGTACCACACAGACCTTCAATGCTATGCAAGCAGGAGAAACGACAGATACTGAAAGGGCATATATCACCCTTGGGTCGTATCAGCATGCATTCCCTGCTGAGGGAGGTTATTACGATTTATCCCTTACTATGGGTTATCCTGGTACAAACGAAGTAAGCATAAGGGTTGCGAATACAAATGGTGTATATCCTATTTCCTGGTGTTCTGCTGAGATAATGGGAGGAAGTACATCCGATGATGGAACAGAAGGTTACAGAACTATAAGGATCACAATGAATGGTTCGGACATAACAGAACCATTCTCAGCAAGGATCACATTCAGCTATACCAACTCCTATGGAGAAAAGGCTACTGCTGAATTCATAGCGATCCGTGAAGCTGCCGATCCTGGTGCTCCACAGTCAAGCCTTTCCTTATACCGTACTATTATGAGATTTGATGCTGACGGTAAGTTCGATTACTCAGATCCAACCTGTACAGCCGATTACAGATGGACTAACGAAGAGGATATCGATGAACCTGTGATTGACGGAGATTGGATTGTACTTACAGAGGGACAGCACCAGACAGGAGCCGATTATATCAAGATCCCTTGGGGTGTTGCCGTAGCAAGGAATACTAGCCCTAATTCAAGAACTGGTACGGTTACATTCAGTTCGATCGGACAGGATGATATTGAGCACAGCGAAGTCCTTACGGTTATACAGGGTGGTGCAGAGACAAGCGATGAGGTTCTTGAATATGTCGATCTTCTTTGGAAGGATTGCGAGGTTACCCTTGGAGATGATGATATGACCTTTGAACTCCTTGATGAGAGATATGATGTGTTCTATACCGGAAGATGTCAGAAGCGTCCTAACGGAGAATCTAACTGGTTCTTTATTAATAAGATCATCCAGGACTATGTGTATATGGAAGAGATACCGGAGTTGCTTGACGGTACTTCAACCTACCAGGAACACGAGAACGGTTACAGGGAGATTAAGCTCAATACTCCGGACACAGTAGGAGCAATGAGAACCTTTATGTTCAAATACGATTGGAGCTACCAGGAAGGATCACCTTTCATTCTGTCGGAGTCAATCATACCATATGTGGTAAAGGGACAGAGGGCTCTTGTGACCTACTGCAACCTGGACTATATGCATCCACAGACTGATACATATTCATGGATCAAGGGCAATGGTTCGGTTGAAAACGGAGCTATCTCAGCGGATATGGAGGAATACGCTACTACGGTTCTGACTATGCCTGGTGATGCTGAATACTATATCCTTGGAGGACAGAGATATGAGGTTATCACACCATGTGCAGCAAAGTACGTATTGTATTACCTTTCACCAAAAGGAGGATGGTGCTGGTTTCCGATAATGGGTAAGGTAAACGCCTCTGACAGACTTTCTACCTTTACCCTGTCAAAGAACTATGATAATACCACAGCACAGTTCGGTAAGACAAGATATACTGTCGATATCGCTACCGACTATGAATTGTCTACCGGATGGCTGACTGAATCACAGAGTTTGAGGATGTGGGAAATGCTTGAATCCAATATGGTATATCTTCACGATATGGAGAAGGATGTGATATTCCCGGTACTTATGAAGTCCGATACTGTTGAGAAGAAACGCCACCAGAGAGGACAGCAGAAGATGTTATCATATACATTCAACGTGGAAACTTCACAGGGAAGAATGAGGATGTAAGAGTTTATGATGAACTCGAACCTATTGAACGAGGCTGGCTTGTAGTCAGCCTCTGTTTATATATTTCCTTTAAAGCAAAATAATGAAGTCACAGATAGAACTATATTTAGGAGACGAGAGGGTTGAATTCTCGACAGAACCACAGATTCTGATGACATATACTACGGAGGATACTCTGAATCCTACGGCAGTAAAGAACAACTTTTCCAAGACCCTAACTATTGAGGGTACACCAAACAACAACAGGATATTCGGACATTACTACGATGTCACAAAGGTTATCTCTACCGGATTTAACCCAGCGAAGCGTGTGCCTTTTACCCTATGGAATAACGGAGAGAAGGTTGAGACAGGCTACCTTAAACTGGATAGGGTAAGACGTAATAACGGACGAATTACCTATGACACAACGCTTTACGGAGGTTTGGGAGATTTCCTTTATAACCTTTCGACTGATGCTGACGGTAACAAACTTACGCTTGCTGATTTGGATTACGGTATTGATATGTCAATGGTGGTGAACAAGACTACCGTGGGTGATGCGTGGGAGCATATTGCCGGAAACTATAAGGATGAGATATACGACTATATCAATTTCGCACCTTGCTACAACGGTATACCGGACAATTTCGCTGCTGATAAGGTAGCTATCAATACCTATGAACTGCCGACACAATGGGGAATTGAGACCACAAAGACCGTTGATGGCGTTAACTACGGAAGCGTGGGAGGATGGATACTGGGCGAACTTAACAAGCCTATGGACGAATGGCAGATGCGTGATTTGAGGTCACATTTGCAACGTCCGGTCATCAATTTCAGAAAGGTACTCGAAGCCTGCTTTGACAAGAAGAACAACGGAAATTATGAGGTTGAGCTTGACGAACGTTTCTTCAATAACAAGAACCCGTACTACAACAACGTATGGATGACTTTGCCTATGATGGGTGAGGTCGTTTCACAGGAGGATGCTGTTGCTATTATGGACTCCGAAGGCAATTACACATTATCCGGTTTGAACAAGGGTGATGATTTCACATTTTCCGTACCGTTCAATCTTAATGCCGAATGCTCATATGACAAGGCTGAGTTATATACTGGTGCAAGGTTATGGGATCACGATGCGGACGAATACTTCATACAGACCAACGCAGCATATTACGTACAGGCTGTCGTATATGACAAGAACAACAGGGCTGTGGGTGGTTCGCCTATCTATATCTTCTATTCGTCTGTACACGAAGATATTGACTATGATTTCGTGTATACCAGCGACTATGGTGGAGCGTTGAAGTATACTACCGGAACGTTCAAGAAATTCAGTACAGGCTACTACATATTCAACAAGCAGAACTACAAGATTGAGATTCCCAATATGATCTATGAAGACGGTATGTATATCAAGATCAATTCTGATGTATCTATCGTTGACAAGGGTACTTTGAAGGGTTATGGTGGTAGGCTATGGAATAACCCTTACGGATACTGGTACCCAGACCCTGTTGAAATGGAAAGGGTTGCACACGTGGCTACTGTGGGTTTCGGCTATGATTCGGCAGAGTTGAAGAAGAATAAACTTACCTATGAACTGGATAAGGATGTTCTTCTTATGACTGAGCATACTCCGTGTGACTATCTGTTGAGTTACTGCAAGATGTTTAACCTGCATATCGTCAAGGATAAGGTTGAGGATGTGATTAGGATTATGACCCGTGGAACGTTCTATAACGGGGAAATGGTGGATATATCTTCCGACATTGACGTTGAGGATGACGTGGAGACAATACCGCTTACGTTCAATGCCAAATGGTACAAGTTCGCTGCACCTATGGATGATGAATCACAACTGGCAGAACTTTACAAGACCAACTACGGTACTGAATACGGTTCACAGAGGGTTGATACCAACTACAATTTCGACAGTTCGGTAAATGACTTATTTGAAGATTCGGTATTCCAGGGTGGTGTGATGCAGAGGAAGATTGACAGGAGTTTCGTTACCAACTACTACGGAGGATATGACGGTCTTCCAGCACCAGCGTTCCTTTTCAACGGATTCCAGCCTATCCTATATGATTCGGAATATGAAACGACAGAAGCGACACATATCAACGCCAAGTTCAGCGGTACTGGTGTAAAATGGTATGACAGAGGACTTTATCTTGACTTTATGCCGAAGGTACAGTTCAATAACAAAGATAACGAACCAGTTGACGGTAAGGATGTTCTTCTGTTCTTCAACGGTACAAAGGTACAGGCTGACACAGATTCAAGATTCTTGGGCTATATGCTGACCGATGATATACCACAGTTCGAGCAATTGAATGACGGAGAACCGTGCTGGATATATACCACAGAGACAACTGATAAGGGTGGTGCAGTCGTGAGTAGAATCGTACTGGATATACCACAGTTTTCTCGTTATCTTACTGAAAATGATTGGGTTACACATAGTTGGGATTTCGGTACGCCACAGGAAATCTATGTGGACGGCTACAATATAGACACAAGTTCAGACATTTATCACAGGTACTGGGCTAACTATGTTAGGGACAGATACAACGTCAATACCCGTACCGTGACCTGCAAGGTGAATCTTAAAGGACGTATTGACGGGGATACGTTGAGACGTTTCTATTGGTTTGACAACAGTTACTGGGTGCTTAATAAGATTATTGACTATAACCCTATGTCAAGCGACAAGACCAAATGTGAGTTCGTACAGGTGAACGATATGGGTAACTATAATGATATTTCCTAATAAACGAGATATAAATGGCTGATACAGAAAAGAAAACAATGTTTACGGTAGGTACCGGTAACTCATTGAAGACAGTAAAGGACTTGAAGAATGAGATAAAGTCTTTACAGGATACTATTCTTAATCTGGATAAAGGTACTACCGAATATAATGATGCTGTGGCACGCTTGCAGGAAAACCAGCGTGCCCTTAATGAGGTGATGTCTCTGACCAGACGTGATGCCGTAGCCCTGGAAGGATCGTATGATGCTCTTACTTATCGTATGGCCGAACTGAAAAAGGAATGGAAGGCTACAAACGATGAAGCAAGACGTAATGAACTAGGTCAACAGATCGATGAAATCAATAACCAACTTAAAGAACTTGATGCAAGTACAGGCAATTACCAGCGTTCCGTAGGTAATTATACTGAGGGTGTGGTAGATGCTTTCGCTAAGTTGAAACAGGAAGTCAAGGATGCTCGTAACGAATTGTTACAAGCGGAGGAAGGAACTGAGGAATACAATAAGGCGATGAACCGTCTTGCCGAAGCACAGTTCCAACTTCGTGATATGAACGAACAGTCACGTTATGCTGTCGCTGATTTCGGAGAACAGTTATCAAATGTTGCCGGCATTACTTCTGGTATTGTTTCCGGTTTCTCAGCATTACAGGCGGTAATGGTACTTACAGGTAATGAGACTGAGGATTTCCAGAAGGTGATGATTAAGTTGCAGGCAACTATGGCGTTAGTCCAGGGATTGCAGGGTCTTGAAGGTGTTATTGACAGAGTAAAGGGACTTGGCAAAGCGTTGACTACCGTGATGAAGTCTATGGGTAAGGCTGGATGGATCGGTCTTATCCTTACTGCTGCCGTGGCTCTGGGAACATTGATTGCGAAACTTGCTAAACAACGCCAGGCCCTTAATGATGCAAACCGTGCTCAGAAGGAATACGGTAAGAGCGTTGGTGAAGCATATAAGGAAGAATTGAAGACTGTTGCTGAGGAAATTGCATTACTTGAAACCCTGTACAGACTTGCTACCGATACTTCTATAAACGGTGCCTGGAAACAACGTGAAAAGGCTGCAAAAGCTTTGCTTGAAACCCTGGGTTTAGAAGCGAATCAATTGAATATCAACGCTGTAATGGCGGAGAAATACGCTGAAAAACAGGATAATATCAACAGTCTGACAGATACATTTGCCAAGAGGGTAGAAGATGCAACGGAAGCATTGAAGCAACAGGCAAAAGCAGCTGCGGTAATTGATTTCATTACCAAGAAATACCAGGAAATACTCGAAGCGGAATGGAATGTAGTTCAAGAAACCAAGAATGTTACAAATGGTATTACAACATCTGGTGATGCATGGAATGCTTTCTGGGTAAATGCAACCAAGTTAAGATGGGGACAGATATTCACAGAACCATTGACTGATGCTACTGATATCGCCAGGGGCAGAATTAAAGAGATGAAGGAAGATATCCAGGGTATGTACGATGATATCGAGAAATACCTTGAAGAAATGGTTACCAGTCTTGATATGAATGCTCTGTTGAATACCTTGACAGAGGATACGAAGAAATCTTATGCGGAGCTTGCAGATGAAGAGTTATCAATACTTGACAAGGAGTACCAGCGTAGGGTTGAATATGCTAGAATGACATCAAAGACTGAGCAGGAGAAGGAGCGTGATGTATACTTCATCAACCAGGAATGGAGTAAGAAGAGAAAGGAAATCATCAACGATTATCTTGCTAAGGCGAAGGAGGTACCGGTAGAACTGGAATCCGTAAAACAATTGACTGATGCTTTGCTTGATGAGGAACTGAATTCAGCCAAACTATCCTACGATGAGAAGAAGAGACTTCTGGAACAGGAAAAAGCGGTCAGAGAACAGCTTGCCAAGAATGTCGAGGAATACTACGATCGTCAGAATGATGCTTTGGAACATCATAGGGATATGATGCTTGGCTGGAATGAGATCTCTATAAAGAGCGATGAAGAGAAGACAGAGGAGTCCTATATGATCAACCAGAAGTACTGGCGTGACAGGGTTAAATTACTGGAAGAGAATCTTGCTATTCTGATGGAAGATGAGATCGCTAATGCTGATGCAATAGTTGAACTGGAAAGGGAAAAGGCTAATGCAATTCTTCAAATTGAGACCGATAGATACAACGAACTCGAAAGATTAAGAGAAGAGAGACGTGAGAAGGAGAAGAAGGAACTTAGCGATGGTGACTGGGAGACTTCGATTTCCCTTCGTAAGAATGCTGTTTCCGATGATCCATCTACCGATACCGATGATAATGCTAAGGCAGAACGTGCTTATCAGATACAGAAGGAAGCTTTGGAGAAGAGGTTGAGCCTTCTTAAAGAGTTTGAAGCACAGACTATTAAGGATGGTGATGAGGATGCAAGGCTTGAATATCAGAGACAGATTGCTGAGACCGAGATCGAGATAGAGGAAGCGAAATACGCTGAACTGGAAAGACTTAGGGATGCCAATCTCCAATCACAGCAGGAGAAACTCGATCAATGGATGGGTTATTTTGATAAGGCACAGGCCGGACTTGATACTCTTGCTAATGTAATGGATGCCGTGTACGCTAATATGCAGGCTAATGCTGAGGAGAATGGTGAGATATCAGAACAGGAAGCGAAGAAGTTGAAGGGTATACAGATTGCACAGACCTGGATTTCTACCTTATCTGGTGCGGTACAAGCTTTCGCTGGTGCTATGCAGTTAGGCCCTATTGCCGGCCCTATTGTCGGAGGTATAAACGCTGCTGCCATGATTGCTATGGGTATTGCGAATACCAAACAGATTCAGAATACCGACTTCACAGGTAATGTGAATACAGGAGGAGGTTCTAATGTACCTCAACAGTCAACTTACCAGAATGAACTTCCTTTCTCTTATACTAGACAGGTTACCGGTGCAAAGGAATATGATGAGATCAACAGGGATACCAGAGTATACGTAGTTGAGTCTGATATTACGGAAGCACAGAACAGGAGTAAGGTGAGAGTAGAGGAATCAAGTTTCTAAT